ATGTCTGAAAATATCTTAGATTCAAAAACTGTAATAGCGCTATCGTATCAAGCTGATGAAATTCTAGATCATGTCGATGATTCTAATAATCATGAAGTACTTCTTAAGTTTTTAAATTCAGTTAAGGCTGAGGACTATTCTTTTGAAAGTCTTATTGATGAAGCTCAGTATTACTTCATGTTAGGTAATTGTGCACAAGTTCTTTACAGTTACCATCGACTTGATTGGTTTTCTGATGAGTTAAGTAATTCAGTTATTTTTTTCAGAAAAGCATTATATGCCTTAGGACAAATTAAATTTCCTGATGCTAATGAACTTGATTTGCAAAGTCGAATCCAAACTAATTTAGGCAATTGTCTAAGCTCCCAAGGTCGAGCATTTTGCGCCATTCCACTATATGATCAAGCTATTAAATGGAAAAAAAATCCAGTTCCGATATTAACAAAAATATCTAATGAACTTTTTATTGCAAGTAATCTTTACGATCCTAGTCATAAGAACTATCACTCGTTTGTTGCGTATCAACTAATTCAACTTGGTCTTGAACAGCTGGATCAATTCGAACCAGGGCATAAGGTCGCATTTTCAGAAGGTAGCGATTTTATAAATTTTAAAACAGAGTTTGAAAGTAAATTTAGATTGGAGGATTTTGATGGTTTTGAAACATATAAAGAGAAATATAAGTCAAAAGAACAGCGTAACTATCTAAAGTGGTGTGGCGATAATAGGCTTTTTATTAATGATTTAAACGATGTAAATGTCTCAGAAATTGTTTATCAAGACATAATGACTTTACCTTCTATTTTTCGTGTAATTAATCCAACTTTGTCTATGTATGAGGAGCTTATGTACCATGGTAATTTCGATGAGCTAAAGAATGATTATTGTTATGCCCGTTATTTGACTTTCCTAGCGCAAAATATGTCCGGTGATCGTAAACACTTCTTTAACCAAACTTATTCTCACGTTGAAGATATGGCACTTACAATTACCAATATTAAAGCGAGTCATTTGAAAAGTGCATTCAAAATGCTTTATTCAATTTTTGATAAAATCGCATTTTTCATTCATAGGTATTTTGATCTGAATGATATTAAAAATGACACTAAAATTACTTTTGACAGTATCTTCAGAGAGATAAAGAACAAAAAAGAATGGTTACCAAACAGCAAACTAAAAGATAGTCAGAACTACTTCCTGCACGCTCTGTTTTATATTCTTAAAGATATTCGAGATGTTAAAGATGCAAAACATGTTAGCCGTTGGCTTGATCCTGATGCAAAAGCTTTTAGTGATATTAGAAATGCTATTGAGCATCGATCATTAAAGATCATTGAAGATTTTGGATATACCCTCACTCAGTCAGATAAAGGTTATAAAGAAGCTGCTCTTGGAAAGGTTAATGATGAAATTGCCGAACTAAAAAAAGAATATGAAAAATTAAGTGTGGAATTGGTTTTAGCAAAAAAGGAAAAAAATGAAAATCTATTCGCAGAACTTGAGATTAAGAAGAAATTTATTGATGAATTATTACGTGAGAAACACTCAATAGTTTATGAAAAGGAAAAACTTTCAAGCCATTCTGTACTAATAGAGGTAAGCGAATTTGAATCTAGACTTATGACTTTGATGAAACTAGCTCGGAACTCTATTATGTATCTTTCACTTGCAATTCATGTGAATGAACGAAACAGGCCTGAAGTTGACTCATTGACCATGGATAGAAAAGTACCATTGAAGAAATAATGGAATTCGCATTAGGTTGAGCTAGGGCTACTAGCACTAGCTCTTTTTTAATTAAAAGAATTTATATTTAAGAAAATTTATTTTGATTGGATTAATCCATACTCTTTGAACTTAATCACCTCATCACCCGCCCATTCATTGAACTGAAGTAGACGCGATTGCAATGGCACAATCTCATTGTGGTAAAACACTTCGGTGGCAGATTTAATATCACCAAAACCACCTGCGTTACTTGGAACGATACCCATCAACTGTGGTGGAATGCGTAATGCAGCCAAAGTGTCATCGCGTGTAATTGACTTGATATTGGTGAAATCATCTTTTGCTGCAATCTCGGAAGTTGGGATGACTTGAATGCCATCCTTTTTCCCATTTGGACTGTAATAGAATAAGTTTCGGAAATTCCCTGGTCCTTTACTTTCTTTTAATGCGGTACGTAGGGCAGTAATGTCGTTAGGATCACTAGCGGGATCATTTACATAAAGAATGAATCCAGCATGAGATCCATTGTTGTAATACTTACGACGGAAAAGGGTTGCAGATTCATTGAGCCAAGCACTTTGCAAAGCAGAAATATATTCAGGAGTACCATAAATTTCTTGATCTACATCTGTCTCCCGAATTTGGCAAATACGGTCTTGGGGGAACTCATGTTCTGTGTACCCACGATGCCCTTGATCTAAATAAAAGTACTGGCCTTTATTTTCCCCAGCTCTCGTATATTTTGCTAAAGCAGGCTTGAACTCAATTGTATTGTTCAAGCGCGAACGAACATCTTCAACATAAGTATTTCCGCACCAAATAAAATCCAATCCGACTTGTTCAAATGACTGTCGGCTCATACGTGGATGAGGCACAAATAAGTTGGCTAAAAAATTCCGTTTGAAAATAATCCCGCTGCTTAAATATGGCGTAGATTTCCAGCTCTTCGATAAACCTTCTAGGCTGACTTGCGGTTCATACCAACGGCCATTAAACCAACATTGCATATAGTTTGATAAATCATTGCCATCCAATACTGGAACAGCATCACCAAAGGAGAATGCTTCCGTTTTCTGAGAAACTGTTTGTTGTAATGGCTGCGGTAAAAAGTTCAGTGCAGTGTTCATTAAACTTTTGGCTGTTGAAAATGGGTTCATGAGTAAATCTCCAAGACGGAAGTGTTTGTTTCTGTAATGCCAGCCAGTGGTTCGTTATAGATTGCATGCATAAGTGCCCAAGCGAGATCGGCATGTCCAATGTCTTCTGATCGACCTGCAGTAAACGTGATTTGTTTTTGACTAGCTGTAATCGTTTTTTTGATGCTCATGAGTGACTGAGTTAAATCCTTATCACCTGCATCGTATTCAAGCCGTCCATTGCGGATGACATCCAAAGTCTTATAAACAAGCTGAGCTTTAACTTCGGGCGAATACTTAAATGAATGAACAGCAGGAAAGAACTGGCGTACAAGTTCTGCAACACCCACGCCCATGCCTGTTGTATCAATACCGATGTAAGTTACGTTGTAGCGTAAAGTGATACTTTTGATATGTTCTGCTTGTTGGGCAAAGTCATCACCTTTGAACTGGTGACGTTCTAATACACGGAACTTGCCGCCCGCAACTGAAGGAGGGGCGACTACAACTAAGCCAGCATTATCTCCAGTCAAAGCGGGATCGTATCCGACCCACACTGGTTTGTTGGCATAAGGGCGTGAATGCCAAACTTTAAAATCAGTCCAAGTTTCTAAACTGTCCACCATGCAATGCTGAAGCATGTTGAGCGGGAACATGGATTGACCATCATCCACGAATTCACACATCAATAAGTTTTGAAAGTCATCAGCAGAGTATTCAAAACGAAGATCATCAATATTGAATAGATCGCATCCGCCTTCTTCAGCATCCAAAATTGTGACAATTTGGCGCCAAATCTTGTCCTCGCAAAGTCGCCCTTTTTTCAGAGCCGAGTGAGAGACATCAATCTTAACTTGTTTGTTTTTTGGACGGCCTTTATTGAATCGTTCACCCGTCCAAAATGAATGCGCTTCATGGGTAATGGTTGATGGAGTAGAAAAATAGGTTTTACGCCATTTCTTCTGCAAAGCCATTGCTGATGCAACTTTTTCCAACTCATTAAATCCATGAGTCCAGAAAAATTCGTCAAAATAAAAATTCCCATGGTGTCCCTGTGCTGTACGGTAGTTTGTACCTAAGAACAACAGTTCTGCACCATTGGAAAGAACAATCGGATCTCCCGTGAGTTCAACCCCACAAACATCGGCTGCAAAGGCTTTGATGTAATGCTTAAAAATGTGGGCTTGCGCTTTTGAAGCTGATAAAAAAATCTGATTACGACCAGTCTTTAAAGCATCGATCAACGCTTCACGGGCAAAATAATAAGTTGCACCAATCTGACGACTTTTAAGAATTGCACGGGATCGCTGATCCATTGCCCGATACCAATTCCATTGGTAATCGAACAGGTTCTCTTCAAAAGCCAGCACCAGTTCTTCAATTTGTTCTTCGGTAAAATGGTTCGGAACTTTTTTACGTGGTGCTGTATTTCGCTTGCGGATCTCAGGGTTTAAATCTGCTTCAGTACCATCATTTCGGTATTTCTCAATTCGGGCAAATTCCTTATATGCCCGCATCAATACATCGATTTCTTTAATGTCACCCGAAGTCTTTTTATTTTTAAGAATGAGCATCATCAAGCGAAGAGATAAAGCATTTTCAACACGATTTTCGGGCTTTTCTTTTTCCCAATCCTCACGTGTTTTCCATGCCTGAACTGTTCGCTCATTTTCATTTAGTACTTCTGCAATATCGACAATTTTCCACCCAAGCCAATATAAAAATTTGGCTTTCAGTTTGTTGTCCATAATCAGATGTAAGTTTGCTATTGGAGATAAATCATTCATTGCCAAGGGCTATTTGCTTTAATGTACAAACATTGGCAGTACCTCATCTTTTTAGCAGTCTGAATAATTTGTATATGAGCTATATACAAAAATTTCGCATTGCGGTGAGTATGTAACATTGCCCATTCTGCACCTATTCGAAATCGTGATTTTTAGCCGGGTGTGAATTGAAACCAAATGCTCGCGTAACTCTTCCCCAAGTTTTAAACGGCTTTTGCGGTCACGGCTATATGAAAACGAGCCATCCAACTGGCAACCAAAGGCAGCACGAAGCAAATAATAAAATTTAGCTGCTCGTTGAATATCTGTCAGTCCACGATCGTTCTTTTTCATTTCATTGAACAACGTGCGTGAGAAAAGGGTGTTTTCAAACTCGTCCAAGAATGCTTCAAAGTGATATTTCAGCACACGGTATAAATTGATTAAGTCGTCATTCACGTCATTAATCACTTCAACTGGAGAAGCCGTTTTTTTAAAGAGAACCCATCCCGCACCACCAAATACTTCAACATAGGTTTTATGTTCGGGCATTAAGTCAATAATGGTTCGTGCAAGTTGAGATTTACCACCAAGCCAGCCAGAAAAGCTGTGACCTTTAGGATTGTATTGCGGAATTACAGAAGTGTTTGTCATCGATCTTACCTGTGTCGATTCGACGCTCTAGGCGTTCAGGTAAGGCACTCAGGGTGCTCTGAAATGTATTTAGCATTTTACAGCGTGGGCATTTTATTTCTAATGCATCAAAAGCCCCAACTTTTGCCAGTAGCTTAAAACAGCATTGGCATTTCAAATTTTGCATAAGTTTTTTCTACATGAGCAAAACAGGCGAAATCTTATTAAAATTCAACAAAAAGAACAAATATTTATTCTTTTATTTTAGAATGGTGAAAAATATATTCTTAATCTGGGGTGAGTATGACGGCTGTAAGTTTCAATAAAACCAACGCGGACAGTTCACGACCAAGAATGATCTGTCCACATTGTAAGGCCACCAACTTAAAAATAAGAAGCAGCGAACAAAAACACCCACTCCTTAAAGAAATTCGACTGCAGTGTCCAAATATTCTTTGCAGTTTTTCTTGTGTAGGCAATATCGAACTGACTTACGTGATTTCTCCAAGTGCAACGCCCGATCCATCTATTCAGTTACCAACCATTCAAGAGTTAAAGGAACTCAAAGCAGCAAATGACGATTGTATAGAGCCTAAAAATGATTGATCGCTTATGCATTAACTTTTCGGCAAATAACAGCCTTTCTGTAGGTGGAATGGATTTTAGTACAGGAAAGGATTTTTCAGTCGTATCAATCGCTCAAAAACGAAAAGGGACTGCACTTGAACTTATCTGCAGCCACCCAGTCGAAACATCTGTGAACATTAGTTTAAGTAATTCCAGCACCAAATCATTCATTCAGTTTCTAAATCGCCATTTATTGGCGGGTACTTATATTTCTAGCTTAAAGGGCACTCATCATGGCCAAATGTAATATTTGTGGAACACGTACTTGGTTTTTCCAAACTCATCGTTGCAAAGCTAAACCAAAACAAGAGATCGGTCGACAAACTACGTCTGTCCGATCTACTACTGAAAGAAGGCCTACAAGCATCGATACAACTGATCTTTATTTGGTACAACAACAGCAAAATCTGATTAATTCAGTTGTCAGTGATCCTGAACCATGTCGAATGACTTCTGATTTTCATCGTCCTATTCAGAATCATGCTCCAGACACCTCATATACTCCTCCATCATATTCGAGTGAATGTAGCTCCTCGAGCAGTTGGGACAGCGGATCAGATTCATCCAGTAGTAGTTATTCAGGGGATTAATACAGTGAATCCAGAACAACTCTTTGAACTATTTTATAAAAGTGTTCGTGAAGATATGAATCCATGCGGATTAAGACACCACAATGGTATGTATCAATGGTGGCACGAAAGGTTCATGAATGCATTTTATGGAATTCAAGAGCCTCACAATTTAAGAAGCTGGGCTGAAGCACCGCAGATGTGGTTGGCAGGGTATAGAGAAAACGAAGGTCACATTGAGTGACCTTTTTTTATTTTGATTTCTGTAGCTGAAAGATAGTTTTTTCTGGGCGTTTTTCTGTATTACTCATATCTAAAGCAGTTCTAATAGCACCTGTTTTATTTATAGCTAAATCTGACAACAATGGAAATATAAAATTCTTGTATGGAGATTTATTTTTAATTTTTTTTAAAGTTGCATCTGATAAAAGTGGAATATCAAATAACACGTTTCCAAAACCAATAAGTGCAAAGTAATCATAATTATTTCTTTTAAACAATATATTGCTTAAAGTTCTTTTTTTCCTAAATACATTTAAAACTAAATTGTCTGGGTGGATTGTTGGAAGAATAGTTTGATACATTATTAATTTGTTTAAGAATTTAATATTATAATCTTCGGTGTTGATCCAACTTCTCAAAAGCGTAAAATCTTTTCTATATTTTGGCGGAATTACTCCATAAACCGTTTTCATGAAAGCTTTATATACATCTGAATCTCTATAGATAGTTTCAAAGTTAAGAGATACTTCCCCAGCTCCATGCTCCTTTAAAATATCTTCAGATCGTTCACCAGTTACCTCTAACGACATTTCATGATCATTTTTTCTCATTTGCATAAATGCCTTTTGGCTTTTAGCTTGATATTTTAGATAATTGGGTTTGTGTTTATTTCTAGTTTTATAACCATTCATCACTCTAAATTTCTCAGAAAACCTCGCAAGCTCCGTCTCTAAAGTATCCCCAAATTTTTTATTACATGCCTTACATTCCTCTCGGTGCATTAAAAATTTATTTCCTAATAAATAAGGAATGACATGAGCATCATCATTAAAAATAGCTAAGGGCTCTTTCTTTAAGCAGAAAACACAAGTGAGATCCTTATCAGGAATTTTATAAAGAGGCTTCATTTCTTCTAGATCCACGAAATCCGCATATGAAAACAAAATTTCATAAGAATTAATGATTTTTGAGAAATGGCTACTTCTTTTGTTTTCAAATTTTTTGATGTTAATTAGTTGGTGTAATTTTTGCCCAATTTTTTTAATCATCTCACCACCTGATAACGACACATAGACTCGCCACACCGTGCATGATTAACTGCTGTACCATCCTCAAAAGTCATTGCATCTATATCCGAACCTTTAACTATACTTGAATATAAACCAGCTCCGATTTCTCCACCCAATAAAGCTCTGGTGATACGTTGGCCATCGTCAAATACGGCAAAAGCTTTTTTCGGATTACCAGCATCATACTTCCATGCTACATCTACAAACTCACGGCTTAAACTCAGTTCCAAACCATTAAGTTGATCTTCACTGAAGTAATAGGTTGTCATTGGCTCACCATTTTGGTTAGCACCAGACTCTTTTTCAACGACAGGCAAGCCAACTGAAGCAATAATTTCTTCATCATTTTTCAGGTCAACTCTTGCTACTGGAGAAGTGAAGTCCACTGCAGGGAGTTCAAACTGCGGTCGGTCTTGTTCTGCTTGCTCAGCTATATTTTTTTTAATTTCACTTTGCTTTTTATCGAACTCAGCTTGTGCCGTATCAGTGGCATTTTGAGATTCATTTGAACAAGCCGTTAGTGTTAAAAGAGAAATAATAAGAGGATAAATTCTTTTCATAATGAATATTTTATTAAAAATAATACCCCGCTATGTTGCCATAACAACTTAACATCATCAAATGCTAAAGATATTAGTTATATCAAAGTTAAATGTTGAGAATTTAATAATTGAAATTTTTAGAATTAAAAAACCACTCAATTAGAGTGGTTAAAAGGTTATTTACACTTGCGGAGTTTTTACTAAATTATCCACTTTTTGGAATATTTGACTAAGGCAACTTCCTTTGTGCTTACATACACTTTCGATTATAGCATTAGTGCCGTAACCATCTCTCTTATCAAAACCGTCACGCTTATTCATAACCCGCTTGTAAAACTGTAAGAGTGTCTTTCCACGCAACAGCTGAGGATATTCCGTTTGTAGTCGGGCTAACACAGCTGTTGGAAAAGTTTCTCCAGCCTGTGGTGCAGTATGTATGTCAGCTTGGTTAAACAAGTTTTCAATGTGCATAGATAGGTTGAGAGGTAAATTACCATTCAAAATTCTATCCATCTCAAGAGCGTACCAATGTAATACAGTGGGTAATTCTGCATTGAATACATCAGCATTTTTGGTTTTCATGTCATTCTCAAGATTACCATCAATAAAGATGTCATTTTCAAAAGAATAACCATGGGTACAAATAATACGATCATGGATGTAATTGCTATCAATTCCTTTTATTACCCACTGATCCTTATCGACTATAAAAATAGTGCGTTGAAGATGAGGAGTCGCTTTAAGCCTATTGAATATACCAAGGACCGTATTTCTTCCATTTACAGCTAGAACATCAACCATTGGTTCATGATCTTCGTAAATCTGTTCAAATTCGGTATAAACGAGTAAGTCATCTTTACCTTCAATAACAATACTGAAAAGATCTGATCGTTCAATTTGTGCAGCAAAAGCTTCAATTTTATCTTGTTCTTCTACAACTTCACTCATGATTAACTTTCTCGTTACCACGCTCAAACTTAGGATGTACACAAAGCTCTTTGTCGGGATACTTACTATAGATAAATGGTGAGTGAGTAGTAATAATAAATTGATTACTTGGATTTTGTTTCATTAAAATTCTAAATAAAATACGTTGCCAATCTGCATGTAAACTATTTTCTGGTTCATCTATAAAGAATATCGTATCGTGAAAAAAAGAATTATAACTAATTAGGGTTAGTATTTGTTTTTCGCCAGATGATAATACATTTATATCAAATAATTTTTCAGGTAAGTTTAGTCCTAATAAAGTTTTTAATTTACTATCTTTAACTTTATTTTCAAATCTAGTATCAGAAAATTGAACTTTTTTACCAAAATGGAATTCATAGTTTTTAAGAAAAAACTTCATTGAATCTTCAAATCTGTTTAAAGGTTTTTTTATTAAATCTATTTTTTCTTTAATTGAATCAAGTTTTTTTTGCAGGGCATTAAGTTCATCTAAATCGCTTGGTGTAATAGTATTATCACTTTTTAAGCTATCAAAAAATGTTTGTGATAATAAGCGACTTTCAGCCTGTAAGGGCTGTGTTAAGGACATGATCTCTGCATACTTACTAATGAGTAATTCATTTATATATGAAGATGAGACTGATGAAATAAATCTATGATCATTATTAGATAATTTATTGGATAATATTCTGAAGTCATTTACTAAATCAATTGTATCTGGTGTTTTTTGACTATTATTCATGAGTAAATGTTGGAAAAGCTCATGTTTTATGTCGTACTTTTCTGTACTAAATCCACCTTCAATCATTCGGAAAGTTGGAAAAAAATATGAACTACTTATAAATTTAGTAATAATATGTTTGGTATGCGGATTTATTGATTCAATATCAATACTTGCAATTTCTTCGTTTAAACCTGTTTTATCTTTATAAGTAAAAATAGTTTCATACGGGAAGTCCTGATCATCTTTTACAATGACAGATAATGTATAAACGTCTGTTTCTAATGTTGCTTTTTTGAATGGCACTTCTATCAGAGCTTTTTCTAAATTGCCGCTAATAAAGTACCAAATAAGTTTTAGAATCGTAGTTTTACCAGCACCATTTTTCCCTGAAATAATATTCAAATCATCATTAAAATGTAAAGAAAATGGCTCGCGTTTACTGTGTAAGCCTTCAATGTAAATTGATTGGATTTTCATAAAGAGTCTCTGTAAATCCTAAATGTATTTTTATTTAAAGTATGAGCGATGAATAGTGTAAATGAATGAATCTTTACCATCGGAAGGGCTGCATATACATGTTACAGAAATAATGAATGATTGAATCCAAATCATAGCAACTCACTATTGACATAGCAACCCACTATCGGCAACATGTAAAAACGCAGCAAAATCTGTGTACAGGCGTGGAAACCTGTTTTATTTCAAAAGAGAGCAAATTAACACCGCTCATAGCGGCTTTTTTTTGCCTAAAATGTCTGATCGGATATACTCGTTATGGTAGATCGGGCAGGGCAGTCTTTGACTGGCCGTTAACTCTTTTGGACGGTATTTCCACCCCTGTTCGGTCTGCCACCATTCCGTGGAAAGAATGGCGGCAGGTTTAAAGCCTTCAAAAGAGAGTTTCCGTCATGAACAGACAGATTCAAGCCCGTGCATCTGCACATTCAAAAAATGCTCACATCATCGAGCACACACCAATTTACGACTTAGCAGCCTTCGAGCAACGCTTAAAGAAACGTAAAACTCAAAAACTTCTCAAAAACACATTCGCAGGACTAGCCCAACTTTGTATGGCAGTGCTGACGTTCTCCATTCTTTTTTTAGGGGAATAAGTACATGAATCAAAATACAAATATTATCCCTTATGTCCCCATAGCTTCGCGTGTACAGGCCAGCAGTGCGAAAAGTCAGCTCTTATGTGAAAAGCTCTTTGAATTAATCGATCGGTGTGTAAAAGCGCAGATATCTTTTAACCATGACACAGCAAAAGGACTGCTTTCAGTTTGTCCCGATCAGTTGAATGATTTACTCAATGAACTATCTAAAAGTGATCAATCGAACAAAGAATTAGATGTTGACGTCTTAAAACAATCGCTAAATGACTTGATATACCCTAAGTTTAATGGAGAGCTTACGGTAATAAGTCCCATTTGGAACGGTGTAGAGGTGCGTGTTTGGCAATTTCAATTAAATCAAATTGATAGGGCAAATCACATGCAAACACTTGATAAAGAACTACTTATAGACCAAACATTGTCTAGTCTACGTATTTGGAGACAGTCACTTGAGGCTGCAGGGAACGACAAAGACGTAACCTATAGCAATAATGATCTGATTTATAAGCTCATGGCGCTCGAATTTAACTTAGCGCAAGTTCAGAGCCAAATAGAGGAATAAGAAAAAAGCCCACTGCAAAGTGGGCTTTTTTAAAATACCTAATTACAGTTATAGATCAAAAAGTAGAAAAATAGTTATCCTGTATTTCTTCAAAAAAAAATTATTACTTCTCTTCTGGAGAATATAAATGATTGAATTACATAAAAAAATATTAATTGGATTAGGTATATCTTTTAGTATTTTTCTCTCAGGTTGTTCTACTATTCAATTAGTGTCAAATTACGATGAGGATGTTGATAAACAGACACAAGCACTTCAAAAGAAAATGGATATTTACTTTATATCTATGAAAAATCTTCAAGGTAAACCAACTTCATATAAAGAAAATCAGAAGTTTTATGAGGAAGTATTAGCGGATATAAACGCTTTAAATACTAGAGCTGCAGTCATTTACAAAAATGAGCTCACTCAGGAGCAAGTTTCACAGCTTAAAATGAATTTTGCAGAGTTGGTTTTATTACATAAGCAGTGTTTTGACGATAAGAACAAACTAACTCCTGAATTGAAAAAAACTATAAAAAGTCAGGGTGCAGATTTATCACTAGATTGTCAAAAGATATTCGGTTCCCCACAAGACTTGAAAGCTAGGGGAGATATTGAACTACAAAAAGATTATATACCTAGCATGCAACGTAGTTTTGAAAGTATTTTTCGAGCCATAATGAAATTTGAATTGGCTAAAAAGCGTGGTGATTCGGAAGAAAAAAAGTAATTAATTAGAGGTGCCATATGAGTATTAATGTTGAAGATATCTTGATTCCAATGGTCAATGCAGCAAAAGATTCTTTTGAAAAAAATTGGCCCGAAATTAAGGATTTTGCCATTCCTGAATTAAATAAAATCGCTATTGAGATTGTATCTATTGAATTTTTACTTAAGTCAGGTCGTGTAACTGAAGGAGCCGCAAGTGTCCTTTTAGATATGCAGATTAATGCATCGAGAGCTATCTTACTTGCTCTAAAAGGAATGAGTCTATTGATGGTAGAACAAGCGATTAACGCTTCTTTAAAAGCAATTGAAGATATTGTCAATCAAGCTTTGGGATTCACTTTATTTGCATGATTAAATTATTATTAAATAAAAAAGCCCACTGCAAAGTGGGCTTTTTATTTGGCTATCATTTTTTGTTTTCCGATTCCTTGGCCATTACTTTACCCAGTCCAAGCAATGCTTCTTGAGCTTCAGGGCTTATTTGTCTGTAAGCCTTTAATAACAAACTTTCTTCACTGGTCAGTCCTGAAAATTCGGGATCAATACCAAGCAGCACATAACGAATATCAATACCTTGCTCATGCAGTTTAGCTAAGTACACCCATTGATCGGGAACTTTATTACGCACGTAATTTCCAAGCGTATTTTCATGCGCTCCGATATCACGGCTCAGTGATTTTGCACGCAAATTATTTCTTTCTAGTTCCGATTTAAAGCGATCAGAAATGATGGCGGACAGCTCATCATAGTTTTCGGACATATATTTCACCGATACATGTTGATAGACTAAATATTTATGCTATAGTGACCCTTAGCACATCACTATAACCGTAGGATACTGTATGGGTACAGAAACTTCACCCCAAAATCATCGCCCCAGATCAAAAAAGATCACAGGTGGGCGTGTCCGCTTCAACGTTTATCTCCCCAAAGAAGAAGCTGACGAAATCAACAAAATGGCAGAACAAACTGATCAAAGCCAATCAAGCATTATCGCCAAGTTTTATATGCAAGGTAAAAGCACCAAACAAGAGGGATATCGACCCAAGTAAATCATCTATATCAGGCTTATTACGTACCTTCAGACAGGTTTCCAATTTACCTGTAGTTTTACTCGAGTCAGACCGTGAAGGGGACAAAGGCACAGTAAAACAGTTCGATTGGAACGCACTAAAAACCCTATATGACAATGGTTCACTTGGTGCAAAAGGGGTTAAAAATGGCGGGAATGAAACCTATGAACCGCCATTTATGGGCACCTTGGTGATCAGCCAAAACGCTGAAATTGTGTCTACAGAAGCAGTGATGGGACGTATTGTTCAGTACAAATTCACCAAAGAGCAAATGTCGAAAAAAGGCTTGTACGCCTCTCGTAACCTTGAGCGATATGAACAGTCTCAAATCAGCCAGTTCATTTTACTTTGTATCGAAAAGGAAAATGCCGTACTCGAATCCTACCGCTTGGGCATGGAAAGATATGACGAAATCCTACACCAAGAAAAATACAACGTTAAAAGTTCGCGTGTGATTCATAACCATGCACAAATTTTGGCGTTATTCGATGCTATGTGTACCCATGTTTTAAAAGACTTAATTCCAAGCGATATACAACAAAAGGTGCGTGATGAATTATTTGGCATGGCACAGAACCGAGACAAGGTACTCAAGTCAGATCCAATCATTGTCCAAAACTTCTGGAACACCGTCGAAGAAATGGAAGATGCCATCAAGAATCCAACTCACCAAGAAACTGTACTGAACCACTCAGCCAAATCAGATTTATTCGCAATTAACTTTGCACATTTATACAGAGTCGCAGCGGATTACCGCTACTCACTGCCTGAAGTAAATGAACTTCAAAATGCGCTGCGTCACAGTTTGCACTATCGCTTTGTTGAAGCAAATAAAGCCATACAAAGCAAAATTAGCAGTACCACCAAACGCTGTTGGATTTTTGAAAAACCAACTTCACAACGGGATTAATCCCAAAACTTAACTAAGGAAAACACCATGAATAAAGCCATTTATCAACTAAATATTTCTACACCATCATGTATGAAAGCCTCTTTGCCTGTATCTGTTGAAGTTGCCAATTATTTATCAACACGTTTGGTCAATCATGGCTCAATTGAAAGAAAAGAGCTATTACAACAAATTGGCTATCCAAAAGGTGTTGGTAGTCAAAGTGGTTCATTTTTGGACAGTGTTTATAATTTTGCAAATGCCATTTTAGCTGAATCGAATTCACCAACATTTACAGTTCAAATTGAAGCAATTCCTGCTCATCAGAAAATTTTTAAATCAGCAGATGATCTACCGATTGCCAATAAACCTTTAATCGTCGTGTTTAAAGATAAAGACATTATCAGTGCTGAATATTGCAATAAACACAATGCATGGCATACAGAGCAAGGCAATATAAATGTTCGCCAAATTCATCAATGGGCATATGCAGAGGATTTTTACAATCAGTTGAACCTTCCTCAATTTCCAGAACGTTCTAAACGCCCTGATTCATCAGAAATTTTTAAAAGTTTAAAAGGTTTATTAGATGCATTATCCGAGGCTTCGGTTGAGGTTCATGTGCGCAAAGCAGATTCAAATGGCAACAGTTTGAAAGATATGTTTGATGAAGTATTTGGAGAAAAATCAGATATTTTCAAATCAAATTCTAAACACTAATTTTTAGAAAGCACACATACAGAAGCTGCCACTCCTGTATGTGTCACATCAATCAGTTGGAGAACCAAATAATGCAAAACGATTCTAACCTACAAAACGTTTCTGCCAAAACTTCAGCGTCAAACGCTGTGCTAACACCTGAGTTAATTCATCCGAATTTTTTCAAAATGAAAAAGACACACCCGCATACCAGTTTTAAACGTCAGGCGAACTTTAAAGACTCTGTAGCTTTAACGGCAAGTGACATAGAACACCGCAAGCGTTGGGCAAATCGCCAATTGTCAAAATTGGTACATACCCCAAGCACTGCAGTTTTAGGAGTCTGATAAATGAACACTAAGACAAATGTACATTTGAAATTTGAAGAAGCAATGGTCTGCGATCTAAATGATTTTACTTGGAATGATGAACTAGAACTTTATGAGGACGCTACCACACAACTTTGTTGGTTGACTTGGGTAACTCGTGAATCACAGCCACAGGTTTTAGAAAACGACTGCATGATTGGTCAAATATGGTTTATGAAAGGCACATCTGTAGCAAACCTTATTAAGCATGCTGAAGGTGTTTATCAAGCTGAAGCTGTAGCTCAAAACTCCAAAATAGAATTTGGCACTGATGATAATGAACATTGGTTTGCACATGAAGTTCCATTTTTTGGTCGCGTCCAGATAGACCGTATTGAAGAGCATGGATTGGTTGAGTGGGATATTCATTTCAATGAATGTTGGCAAGGTCCATTCGAATCAAAGGCGCGATGCATTCAACATCTTGAAGATTGCATTAAAGAGCAACGTGAAGAAAGTTTGGAGGGTTAAGCCATGTTTAATGATGAATTTGAAGATTTTGAAGATGAATATGTTGGTTTTAACCCATTTAAAGCTCAAAAAAGCCTGTACACGCTTCCTGAATTAACCTCTACACAGTCATTTCTATGTGACCAGTGCGGATCTGGTAAAGCAGTGAAACCTTTGCATTATAAAAATGTGTACCAGCGAATTGTAAACATGCAAACCGGTGAAGGAATGGAGAAATTTGATCTGCTTTACGTTTCACCATGCTGCAAAGCCGATCTAAGTATCTGGGATGAAGAGATCAAAGATTATATAGAAATCCCTGCAAAGCACTACGAAACTATGGTGGAGCAAAACCCATGAGCTTTAACTTTAAAAACGCCTTGTTCCTGAATCTATTCTTTTCTTGCATGGTTTCTTCTGTAATTTTGATTCTTGGAGAAAAACAATGAATCCTAAAAAATTAAATGCACTTCGAGCTAAACAACAGGCTGAACTTAAACAGAAACAAGATGCAGCTGCTCAGGGTCCTTATGAATTGAGTATGGAATTCTGTGTCGATGAAGTGAATGAAACCGTTGAACAGCACCGCGAAGAAACAGGCTTAGAAGATACTGAACAAACTCCAGAGCACGTAGCTTACTCAGTATATAAAGGCGATTTAATCATTTGCCTGAAAAACATATTAATTCCACTGGAACAAGAATGGCATTTAGGTGTGGACAGTCATTTTTACAACCCTGAAACGGAGGAAGTGATGTCAGTGCCGGTGCAATTCCAAATGCCAAAAATGTCGTTTAACGAGTTCAAATTTGGCAGCACTTTAACGGTCGATCGCGGGCATGGTCTAAAAACCCGCTGGAAAGGGATCAACAGCGAACTCAATGAAATTTTACTTTCAGATGTCCCTGTTGGTTTTGATCGAGTACGAAGTGATGCAAAACTTTCGTGCGTCACGGGTTTTACAGATTACGCATGCTTAAAAGAGTTCAACTTTGTGAAAAAAATTATCCGTGAGCAGGGCTTAAACGGAATCCAAAAGTTGAATGAAGCCATGAAACAAAATCAAATTCAGCAGGTGGCATAATGGGTATTAAAAAATTAGTAACGATCACTGTAGAAGCACAAATAGAAATTGAACTTGCAGATTGGGCAGCTAACCCAACTGCAGAGGATATTGATAGTGTTAATGCTTGTGGCTTTGATGTTGAAAACTCGGATGACATTTACGCTCAAGCTGCTCGAGTTGTTCTGAATGGTTATGCAGATTCAAATAATGATGTTTTTGGCGTTATCTATAGTTCTTGGAAAAGGGACACAATACCAAATGCTGAAAACTCCTCTTTTCACAATATTAACTATATAGATATTGAACATGTCGATATTAAAGAAATGGGGCAGGAGCAACCGAAATGAATTTTCAAGCGATCGCAATTGCCCGCCAAGCAATCACAGACAAACATGGTACCCAAAAACCACAACTAACTTTTGGTGGTGAAATGCCTTGCCCAATTTGTAGTGCATGGAAATTGAGTTATCAAATTAGTGCTGTAAATGGGCATATCGCAGCTAAGTGCGAAACTGAAAACTGTGTGCAGTGGATGGAATAATCATGACAGCATTAATTTTTGATACAGAAACCCACAAATTGCATGGCGATATTATTGAAGCTGCAGGAATGGGCGTAGTTTTTCATGAGATTGGTGGGAATATTCCATTAATTCCAACTCAATTCGACTTCACTAAACGTTTTAAACCAAGTGAGCCGATTAATATTGGCGCAATGGCTGTACACCACATCGTCGATGAGGACTTAGTCAAATGCCCAGCTTTCACTAAGTTTAAATTTCCGAAGGAAATTGGTATTGAATATCTGATTGGCCACAATATTGATTATGACATTGCAGCAGTTAATCGAGCTGGAACTTCAACGAATGGCATCAAAGCAATTTGCACTTTGGCAATGGCTCGTTATTTATGGCCAAACCTAGAATCGCATAATTTAACAGCTTTGGCATATCAGGTAAGTTCCGATCGAAAGGCAACTAGACGTGGTCTTAAAAATGCACATTCAGCATTAAATGACTGTAAAACGACATATTCACTTTTAACAGCAATTGTCCGTGAAACTAAAATTTCGTCTTTTGAAGAGTTATTCGATTTCTCTGAACAGGCAAGGTACCCAACCCATATTTTTTATGGGAAGTATAAAGGCACTTCGATTAAGGATTTAGAGGATAAAGACATTCACTGGCTTTTAGGAAAAACGGATGATCCATATCTCAAAATCTCTTTGGAAAATGAACTCCTTGCTCGAAGCAGCATAGACGAACAAAACGAGCTACCTTTCAACTAATTTGAGCACCTTTCACGCACCTCCGCTCGGAGGTGCGTTTCTCTAAAATATCCCTCATATTTTTTAAATACTTAAATGTAGGTTTTTCCATGTCTGCAGGATTAGAAGTTCGCGGCAAAAGCATGCGAATTTGGATGAAAACACATCCATCAGAACCCGTGATTAAAGAAACGTTAATCTGGCCATTTACACCAGAGAACGTTGAGAAAGCTAAAAAATTGGCTGAATTAATTAAACTCGAGATTGAATTAGACCAATTCAATTTAGCGAAGCATTTCCCCAACTCAAGACATTTGAAAAAGAATCAAATGTCTTACTACATTGCTCAGTACAAAGAAATGATCCGCTGGGAAGTTGCACCAAGTACCTTTGATGGCTATTACAGCCACATCAAGAAACATGTCACGCCACGTTGGGCTAAAATCCATCCGAAAGACATCGACACGGCAGCCGTAAAAAAATGGATCAATGAATTAAAAGAAAACCTTGCACCCAAAACCATTCGCGAGGTGATTACCCGGCTTGCGTCTATTCATGAACTATGGCGACAGGAAAATAAAATTCCCTATAACCCTTTTGAAAATATCGTCATTAAGCAATTAGACAATCTTGAGCCAGATCCATTCTCCAAAACTGAAATTTCAATGATTTTGGGAGCTATAGCCAACCAAGACATACAAAATTTGCTGCCTTGTATTTTTTGGACTGGTTTATCCATTTCTGAACAGATCTCTATCGCATGGGAAGACATAAACCTCGAAAAAGGCACAATACAGGTCAATCGCAACCATGTTAAAGGATTGCACAAAGTCACTAAGAATCGCCGCAGAAAGCGCGAAATTAAGCTATTACAGCCCGCAATTCAGGCACTCCGCAGACAGTATGCAATCACAGGCAATCGTTACGCCCAAGTCGTGAATGTTCTGCAACGTGATAACCGAACATATAAGCAGGAACGACTACATTTTGTGTGGATCAATCAAGAGTATGATCGACCTTTTAATTACTATGAATTGCGCTACATCTGGCGAAGGCATTTAAAAAAGGCCAGTGTGCGATATCGTGGAATTAATCAGGGAAGACACACGTTCGCAAGTCAATTATTGTCTTCAGGGCAGGTGCCACCAGAATGGATCGCAGATCAGCTTGGCCATAGTGATACATCAATGATTTATAAACACTATGGAAAACTCATAGCCGAAGATATTCCCGACTACTTAACCAAAATCAATAATTACATTAACCAGTGA